CCCCATAGTAAAAGCCCCACCACTGACTCACGTCAGTAGCCCCGTTATCCCGTTCGCTTAGCTATTTAATTAGCGAACGGAAGCTCTACGATGCCAATTTTCGGCAAAGTCTTCCGCATAATATGAACAATGTTCACCATGCGTGTTGTACCAAATGGTACCAAGACGGCAAAGAAAACCGTCGGTAGTCCAAGTTAAATATTTCTTGAACTTCCCACGCAGAATGAGATTGCGCATAATACGCAGATCGCGTTGCTGCTTTTTGGTCACGTTCTTAGACATGGTATTTTCCATTTCTAAGACTCACCCTAAATAAGATGAGTCGGTTGAACCATTCCACGATCGGAATGGCTTAATGTGCACTTTCGTGCATTTTAGCCACGCCGAGAATGGGAGGATTCTTCCTCTCATCCTTTAGGTATGAGAGCGCTTCTTGATACTCATACGCTCCCACATGGGTTTCTCGCACGAGACCGATCTGTTCATACTTGGAATTATCCAGGCAGAACAGACCGGTGTTACGAATGAATCGCTCAACGTCTTCGCAGACGTTTTGCAATTCTTCGGAACTCTCGGCTTGACACTCCATGAGGAGAGCGAGCATCAGGGTTAACGGGCTCCCATAGAAGACCAATTCTGGTCTTCCGGACATCGGCATATTGAGACACAATCCGAGCATGCTCATGATTGTGCTTGCTGGCAAAGAAGTCCAGCAATGCCGGTAGTCCGTTCCGTGGGTGTTCTTGAGCTCGGACTGATAAAGTCCAAACTCTAACCTCGTCCCTACAAAGCCGAGAATTCCATCTTGTTTCAAGATGAAGTTCATCGCCTCCTGTAAACGAGGTGACACCCCGGAACCCAACGTCGTGTGGACCCACAATCCTGATTCCACGTCGTAGACGTGCAGGAAGAAGGTCGAACATGGCTGTGGAAGCATTCCAGTATCCTTTCTTAAAGAGGTTATTGGAGTTGTCTACTACAGCCTGGCACGACGCCGGGCTGTCTGGCACTATGTGCTTTGGTCGAAGCGGGGTTACATTATAGCCCGCGAAACCGTCGACACCACAGGACTCCCGAAAGTGACCCTTAACGAAACTTTTCGCTAGGTTCACCTTCAATTCTAGGAGTTCCATGAGTCGCACTAGTGCCACATACCCGTGTGACGGCAAAATAATATCATCGCCGAACACACGAACCTGGTCACGATATTTCCAGATGTTATGCCAAGTAACCTCCTCATCGTCAATTGAGAGCGTAGCTCCCAAAGCGATGAAGAGCATTACAAGGCTCATAACTGGGAACGTCGTTGCTGTCCCCTGCGAGGCAAACTTCCTTAATCTAAGGAAGCTAACATCTTCGGAAGTTTCGTCCCGGAGATACCTCGTACGTGCGGCGTGCAGAGCAATAAGGATCGAAGTATTACTTCGAAACATACGCTCCACGGTCCAACACGTCATACGGTCGCTGGCATCTGACAAATCGACAGTTGCTAGCTCCCTGTTGAGGGATGCACTCAGTACCAGATCGCCTGATAGCTCTTGTTTCTTGAAAGATATGAAGGAATGCCCGAAGGCTTTCCGACATTGATCTTGAAGAAACTTCCATACCAGCTGCTGACACCACTGATGTGATGTTGGCTCCGCTGCTATGAGCCTAGGACCTTTTGAGGTCTTAGGTACAGCTAACAGACGGCCCGCCAGCTCATGATTGAGCGGGCGTCCACCTAAAAGCGCTGCAGAGCCAATAGCTCCGCAGTACTCGTAGGGGAAGGTACCTTGAAGCTTTCGCGGCCAATTTAGGAACTGGGATTTATTCCAGTTCTTTTGTCGTTCCGCGACAGCGCCAGGTCCATGCTTGAAGCCGATTCCTAATCCTCGCTGTTCCAAATAGGCAGAATAGCCTATCGGGTCTAGCGTATCAAAGGAACGTACAATAAGGTCAGCTACTTGCTGAACCTTAAGGAGGAGTCGTGTGTCTGTTACTCGATCCTCATCTTTGACTCCACCAAATAAGGGGAGTCTTGAATGAGAATCATCTGAGTGATAATCCACGGCCTGAACAAGATTCAGGTCCATTGGATCTCGGACATCCGAAGTTCTCAGGGTTTTCTGTTCCTTCGCTTTCTCCGGTTCGAAGAGGCAAGCCTCTTCTGGCCATAGATCGAGCTGAGTCCAGTTACCAACACCGTAGAGAGGACGATAGATATCGCCTCCCGAAGGTCTGAGAACTCCGAGCTCGTCAGCAGACCAATCAAGGTCCGCACGACGAAGTCGGCGTTCGATCCCATGGTAAGCCCCTACAGTCGTTGAAATGCGACCATCGGAGCACTTTACCAGTAACTTCTTGCCTAAGGACAATAACTGCCTTAGGAAAGCTACTGCAGTGGGATCTACCTCACGCTTCAAGCTGGCGTCTTTATCGAAGATGAGCAACCATAGCCCCGAGAATAATCTCGGTACTAGGATTCTCTTGGATACCCGCGTAGAAAGCGGGCCCTCGAGCTTAAGGCTCCCACGCTCTAATCCCTGAATTAACAGGGTTTCGAGATGTGGAAGGTCTAGAGTAAATGCTTCTAGACCCTTACTTCGACAGTGAAGGGCGATCCTCGCGATATCTTTCGCAAAGTCTTCCTTCAACGCCGGGTATGCCAGAGAGGCATCTTTAATCAGCCCCTCTGAGACATGGAGTAGATTACTTACTTGGCTTTTCATACTGACTTCCTTTCAGAGGTTAGTATCCAAGCCGCTGAGTAATCCGTGGTCCGTGGGTTTCTCTCCTTTGAGAGTGCAGCTTATCGCCGCTCTCTCTTAGGACTCACGGTTCATTAACTGATCGATCTTCGCACTCGAAAGAAATGCGAAGAGCCCAAGCGCCACGTTACGAGGGTCGGTGAGGGTATCACCTTCCTGGTTCTCGATAACGACGTACGTTCTACGAACGAACTTCGGCGTTGTTGAAGTCGCAAACACCGTATGGATGATTTCCACGTTGTGGCGATCAATCCGAACAGACGACCCTTTCGGGACGCTGAAAGTGTTGCGAATATTCAACAGATACTCGTCAGTTGCCGACCGCAACGCGTACTCAGAAGAGTACTTGTCTTGGTTGACACGAACGAGATTCTTGGCGACCGAGTTAATGGTCACCACTGACGGATCAGCGAACATATTCTACTCCTATCTTGCTAAGTTTTCGCTAAACGAGGCGTTACCGCCTCGTTACAGCTAACGAAGCAAGTATGCCCACTTCTCTCCCGTTGAGAATCGGGAGATGAGCCACAGGAGTAACTGGTACGTTGTTAACACGAGTTTTAGTGACCCTCTCGGAATCGATACCGGATTGAGATCCGGCACCGCCGAAAGAGACACCATTGCTCGTAAACTTCGTACGCGTCTCTCGCATGATGGAAACATCAGCGAGCTCTACTGGCATAATGTTACGCGTGGCCTTAAAATATTCGGACACGTTGTAACCCCAGTCTATGAGCCAGCTCCAAGGCAAGGCTTCCCACACCGACGATCTGTCGATTGTGAGTCCTAGCACTGAACGCATGGCTAGACGCAACTTCTCGTCGAAAGTCAAGAGACTAAAGTCCACGGTCGGTATCCACCGCACGTGAGCCTTAACTACTTGATGAGTGTCAAAAGTCACGTTATCAGTCCAAAAATACTGATGTGACTGCATAACACGCGAAATAGTTTGCGTATTACGCCACTCGCCGACTCGAAGTGTTCTTTTGAGGACCCCTCTCTCCTGAATCCGTTCGATTTCCAGCATACGACGTGTAAGCTGGTCCTCGAATTGACTCAGTTTGGCCAAGTCTCCCACAAACGGTGCAATACCGTAGTGGTAGGCGAGGTTGTGTCGCCCAGCACGCGCGAAGACACTTCTGCCTCCGCGCCTTATCAGCTGGGTTATCTCAGGGAGTTCGAAGATAGCCACAGGCAAATCCACAAAGGGTCTGCTTGGGTTACTTCTAGCTGCCGCATTGGTAGCATATTGGCTATCAGTACGGTCCTCATCCGGCTTCGGTCCAAGATGATACAGGTTCTCAGGGACATCGAGATAATCTACTCGATAATTGTCCCAGTAGTTAGACGCGTTATTATAAACATTAACGCGTCCACCCTGTATGTCAAGCTTATCGATCCACAGTGGTTGGTTATCACCTTCCACTACATGATCGTTGCAGACCCCGGTAGATCCAAAAGTATTAAATCCACCGGCAACAAGGGCGCCATTTGTTACAATGCGTCCCTTAGCGGTAGGGTTCGTGTAAGAACGACTCCTAGCGGTCATCCGAAGCTCTCCTGTGTAGTTGAGGGTTAAGACTCTTGCGAGTAGGGGGGGGAATACCCCCTCTTCTCAGTTGCGAGAATCATGCGACCCGTCGAAAGACGGG